CCTTCGCGCTAGAAAATCTCCCAAAACTACAAATCGAGGTGATGGGGCATGACGGGCAGACCGACAAAACCCCTTTCTTTGGTTCAGGGGCATCGCACAAAGGCGGAAAAGGCCGTCAGAAAAAAAGCTGAAAGCGCACTCCTGACCGGTCAGCAAATGAAAGAATGGAAACAGACCGGGGACAGCTCGGCGGCCCATAAACACTTCATACGCATTCGCGGCTTATTGAAAAGCATCGACAAAAATGATGCCCTTTATGAGTCCGCAATAAATCGCTACTGCCAATTGCTTGCCGAAGTTGCCGGGTTCGAGCGCATGATGGTGGAGTTACAATTTCTTGTCGAGAATGCCGCGTCCCAGCGCGATGAAATGGAAATCGGGGATTACCTGACGAAGATGATATCCCTGAACGACCAAATTTTGAAATGTGACCATGCGATACAGGCCAAGCGCAAAATGCTCCTGGACATCGAGAAGGAAAATATTATGACCATCGCCTCGGCGTTGCGGTCGATACCGAAGAAGCCGGAGGCGCAAGACGAAAGCCCTATGGCCGCCTTCCTAAAAAAGCGAGCTGGTACTGATGCCACATAACAAGGCGAGGGCGCTTGAACCTATCGAGTTTATCCAATTGCTGAATCACACGGGCGACTTCAAGGGGCAACCCTTCGTGCTGCTGGATTGGCAGTACCAAGTGCTATGGGATGTTTATGGCGCGGTCGATGAAAACAGCTTGCGGCAATACCGATATGCCTATCTCGAAATCCCGAAGAAGAACGGCAAAACCGAACTGACCGGCGCAATCGCCGTTTATCACCTTTTCTGCGACGGGCCGGAGGGAGAAATATACTGCTGTGCTTCGGACAGGTTGCAAGCCGGCAAAGTCTACCAGGCCGCCAAGTCAATGATAATGCAGAATGCGGAACTGTCCGTACTCTGCAAAATCATCGACAGCCAGAAAATTATTATCAACCGGCAGACCGGCACGTTCATCCATGTGCTTTCGTCCGAGAGCAATACAAAGCATGGGCTCAACCCAACAGTGGTTATTTTTGATGAACTCCATGCCCAGCCCGACCGCAAACTCTGGGATGTTATGACCTTCGGCGCGGGCGCGGCGCGAAAAGAACCGATATGGTGGATCATCACCACGGCCGGCGACGACCCGGATCATAAATCAATTGGCTGGGAGCAGCACGAATATGCGCGCAAAATCATAGATGGCTCACTTGTTGATCCGTCATGGTATGCAAAAATATACGCCGCGCCCGAGGACGCAGATATCTTCGATGAAAAAGTATGGTATGCCTGCAACCCTTCTCTTGGCCATGCCATACCGATTGAAAACGTTAGGCGCGAGGCGTTGACGGCTCGGAATTCCACATCCGTGGAAAAGAATTTTCGTTGGCTCCGCCTGAATCAATGGGTATCTATCAAATCGACTTCATTGCTGCCACTGCCTCTATGGGATAAAACCGCAGGCCCGCTCACGAAAGCTGATTTGATTGGCAAGCGCTGCTATGCCGGGCTTGACCTTTCTTTTATCAATGATTTAACCGGCATCGCGCTCTTGTTCCCGCCGCAAGACGGTATAGAATTCCCATACGAAGGAACAAATGCGGACGGTGCGCCTGCGCAGGTCGCGAAGCAGGGTTGGTATTTCGTACTCTATGCCTTCCACCCGCTCGAAAACATGAAAGAGCGTATCGCAAAAGATCATGTGTCCTATGATGATTGGGCGAAAGGTGGATGGCTGGAAGTTACGCCCGGTGACGTGATCGATTATACCTACATCGAGGCAAAAATTGTCGAGCTTAACCAGGCTTACGACATCGTCGCATGGGGCAACGATCCGCGAGGCGCGGAAAAGTTACGCCAAGACCTGATGAACGACCACGACATTGAGATGTTGGAAGTCGCCCAAGATATTAAGACTCTTTCCGAACCAATTAAAGAGGTGGAGCGCCTTTCCAAGCTTGGCGAGATGCGGCATGAAAAGAATCCGCTTGGGCGCTGGACTTGGGGCAACGTAACCGTGCATGTTGACGGCAATGGCAACTATAAGCCCATGAAAAACAAGGCAGTGGATAGATTCGACCCAATGGCTGCGCTTTTCGATGCAATGTTCTTGGCCATACGCATGGAACAAGCCGGAGCACCCTTCCTCGGCGTCTCATTAATCGGATAAAGGAGGCTATATTTTGCAGATAAAACTACCTTTTTTGGGCAAAATCAGCCTCAATATAAGGCGGAATCAAGAGCAATACAGCCCTGAATTCGAGAGATTCAGGGCTTTGTTGTATGGCTATTCCGATGCAAAAATGCCCATCACGGCGGAAACGGCCATCAAAACGGCGGCGGTCATACGCTGCGTGGATGTGGTGGCCACCGACATGGCGACTATGCCGCTCGAACTTTTTAGGCGAACGGCGGGCGGCACGGAAAAGGCCAAGGATCACCGCCTGTATCCTCTGCTGCACAATCTCGCTAATCCCGAGACAACCGCATTCGACTTCTGGCGCATGTTTTTTTATAACAGCATGCTTACGCGGGCGGCCTATGCCAACGTCGAGCGCGACCGCAACGGCTTCATCGTCGCGCTGCGAAATCTGCCGTCCCGCTACTGCCGGATGAAGCGCAATGAACAGACCGGAGAACGGTATGTCGAGTACAACAACGGCAAAATCAAGACGGCTATTTACCCCGAAAACCTGCTTTATATGCCGGGGGCCCGCCTGTCGGACGTGGATAATCCGCTTGACCCGATAGAACTCGCCTCGAGGGTACTGCACCTGTCCTCGGCGCTGAACCAATTCGCCGCAAATTACTTCGATAACGGCGCAAACTCGGGCGGCATCGTTTCGCTGGACACTCCTGCAAAGGAAATAGAATTCAGGCAATTCAAAAAGGACTTCGACGAGGCATATGCGGGTCTGCAAAATTCCAGCAAATTGATGTTCCTGAACGGCGGCATTAAATTTACCCCCTCCGGGGCCAACCCCAATGAGAGCCAGGCGCTCGAATCCAGGCAGAACCAAGTGCTTGAAATCTGCCGGATGATGGGCGTCTCGCCGCTAAAGGCCTTCGACTATGGCCGGGCCACATGGGACAATGCGGAGCAGGTCAACATCGAATATGTCCAGTCGACCCTCAACCCCCGCGCCGTGCAGCTCGAGCAAACGATCTACCGCGACCTGCTCATGCCATTCGAGCGCTCGAATATGTTTGCAAAATTTAATTTTTATTCATTGCTCCGGGGCGATACCACCGCGCAAACAAGCCACTTCCACCTCATGCGGCAGGACGGTGTATATAACGCGAACGACATACGCGACCTGATGGATAAAAACCGCATTCCGGCGGATGAGGGCGGCGACGCCTATCTTGTGAACGGTAATATGATATCACTGAAAACGGCAATGAATCAGCAGCCGAAAAACACCGGCACCGCCCCGGCGAAATGAAAGCGAGGTGAAAAAGATTGAGAAAGTTTTACAACTTTACGAAATTGAGCGAGACCGATGCGGAGCTCAATATCTACGGCGATATCGTGAACGGCGAGAAGTGGTTTTATGACCTGTTCGACATGCAGTGCACCGATGCCGTGGAATTCAAGAAAGAACTGGACGCGCTGGGCGGCGTTCGCAACCTGAAAGTTTTCATCAACAGCAATGGCGGCGATCCGCTGGCGGCGCTGAACATGTACTCGCTTTTAAAGCGCCACCCCGCCACGGTCACGGTGCAGATAGACGGATTGGCCGCTTCTGCGGCGACAATCATCGTATGCGCCGGCGATAAGGTGCTCATGCCGGCCGGGGCGATGATGATGTTCCATAACGTCAAGGTGGGCATCATGGGCTACTACAAGGCCGATGAATTGCGGGAACTGGCAGACGGCAACGAGCAGATCGAGAAGTCCATCGCCGAAGCCTACGCCGTAAAAAGCAATCTCCCCGAAAAGCAGCTCGCAAAACTCCTGGACGGCGAGAACTGGAAAACTGCTCAGGAATGCGCCGAGCTCGGGTTCGTTGACGAAGTGCTTTATAAGCAGCCCGTAGATGTTCAAAACTCATTCGGCGGGAAATTCGTGCTGGTGAACGGCATATGCCACGATTTTAGCCGCTTCACGATGAACCCTTTCGAGACACCGCCGCCCGAGAAACCCAAAGGCGAAATCTCACCTCCCGATCCGACGCTCCTGCAAAAACAGCGGGAGCGTTTTTATAACCTTCGCAAAAAAATCAATGCATAAGGAGTGATAAGCACATGACCACAGCCGAAAAGATTCTCGCCATGAAGCAGGAACGGGCCAACATCGTACCGCAGACCCGCGCCCTGATGGACGAATATGCGGACAAGGAAATGCCCGGCGAAAAGAAGGACGAGCTTGCGAAGCTCGAAGCCAAGTTCGACAAACTGAATCAGGGCATCATTGCCGAGGAAAAGCAGCTCGATCGCGAGCGGCTTATCGGCGAGGAGCAAAACAAGCAGCAGGCCCGGAAAGAGGGCGAGCCGCGCAATGAGGTTTCGGCGGCATTCCTGAACCACATCCAGCAAGGCAATACGAATACGCTGAAATCCTACCGCGACCTGGTTCAGGACAACCCGACGCAGGCGGGCTATCTCGTGGCCCCAGAGCAGTTTTCCGCCGACGTTATCAAGGGGCTTGACGACGCTATGTTCATGCGGAAAATCTGCAAGGTGCTGCCGCCGTTGAAGGGCGCGCAGTCCCTCGGCTTCCCAAAGCGCACGGCCCGCATGACCCGCGCCGCGTGGGGCACGGAAATATCCGCGCCCACGACCGATACATCGCTGGCGTTCGGCAAGCGCGAATTCAAGCCTAAGCCCGCCAGTGCCGAAATCCTCATTTCCAACACTCTGATGAGAAACCGCCCGGACGCCGATACCATTCTCCGCGATGAAATGGTATTCATGTTCGGCGAACTCGAGGAGATCGCCTATATGAACGGTTCCGCCGTGAATCAGCCACTCGGCGTATTCATTGCAAGCGACGATGGCATCGGCTCGAGCCGCGATGTTTCCACGGGCAATACCGTGACGGAAATCAAGTTCGACGGCCTGTACGAAGCCAAGTACAGCATTAAGCAGCAGTACCAGGCGCGGCTCGCGTGGATATTCCACCGCGACGCCGTGAAACAGATCGCCAAATTGAAGGACGGCAACAGCCAGTATATCTGGCAGCCCTCCGTTGTGGCCGATCAGCCCGACCGCCTGCTTTCCAAGCCCGTCTATATGACGGAAAACGCCCCGCACACCTTCACGACCGGCCTCTATGTCGGCATCCTCGGCGACTTCCAGTATTACTGGATCGTGGACGGAATGAACATGGAAATCCAGGTGCTTACCGAACTCTATGCCCGCCAGAATCAGATTGATTACCTCGGCCGCATTGAGACCGACGGTATGCCCGTTCTCGACGAGGCGTTCGCCCGCGTGAAGTTGGCCTGATCGAACAACTGCCGGGGCGGGCCTGCGCTCGCCCTTTAAAAAACGAATGGAGGTAAACACATGATCCCATCTTTGCTTGAAGCTTGCAAGCTCGATAAAACGAGCGTCGCGGCCGTAGCTGCGGCCACGGCCATAACAGACGGCGACATACTCGACATGCATGGTTTCGATAGTGTACTCGGCATCGCCATCTTGGGTGCCGTGGACGTGAGCAGTGTCCCGACCCTG